GATATAGTCCTAGGACCAAATACCTCTGCTTCTTTCTCCATAAGATCTGGTAAATATTGTTGTGCCCAACCTTGACCTGCTGTAGAAGCTAAGTCTAAGTAGTTTGTTGATAGTGTTTGCTGCTGTGAGCTTGGTACACTATTCAAATTCCCTCCCGGGTTTGATATTGCCATTTTTTTATTTTTTAATTAATTGTTACTTCTTGATTTTAAATTTAAATTCGCCAGACCCACTGTCCAGGACTTTAGCTTTAAAACCACTCTCCGTAACCGCACTGTGCGATTGTCGCGGAGACATATTCACATTCTTAGCTTTAGCAATGCTATCTTTCATAGCGTCTGCCTTGCCTTGATCGTAAAAGTGCTTTGCAACAGCATCAGCGTTCATAGCTGTGTAAAGAGACTTATGATAACCCTTTGCGTCTTTTAAACCATTCTTCTTATCCAAAAACTTTTTGGTAAAATTGTTTATATCGCTTTGGTTAACTCTAACCTCATCAGCATTCTTAACATTAAACCTATACTTCTTATCACCGACCTCATATTCAAAACCTTTGAATTTGTCGTTGAAGACCTCATCGGTCTTCTGTGTAAAAATATCAGAATTTTGTTTGACTGACTGCTTAGTTGCGGCCGATTCCTCATTGTATCGGCTAAAAAAATCTACAGCTTTCTGTTGCTCTCCGGTGAGTTTCGATCCGGCTTTGATTTCCCCATAGTATTTGGATTTAGACTCTTCCAAGTGAGCTTTTGCGTTAGCTACCTGTTCTTTCAGTGCTAATTTTTTTCTTCGTATATCTCTGTCCTCATCAACGTCCTCGTCAAATGAGAAAGTATCTTCCATTAGAAAACTCACCTCCTCAGCATCTAAGTGCGGCTTTGTCTGAGTGTAATACTCCTTTAGTAGAGAAGTGTCGTCTAATTTGCTATAGTCTCTATTTAACTTAACGTAGTCATTTATGTCACCACCAGTCTCATCTATAAAATCAACTAGCTTTTGAATGTTCTCTGGTAAGGGCTTACCGGTAGCCTCAGCCTCCGCTATCGTCTCCAAAACGTTTTCTTCAACCTCGGCGACCTCTTCTTCAGTAACCTCTTCTAGTACTGTAGCTTCTTGTGCTTGAACTTCCGGTTGTACTTCTTCTTGTTCTTGTGCGGTGTCGGCATTTTCAACGCCATCAACCACTCCGCTGTCGTCAACGTTACTTTCTTTAACTTCATCTTCTGTCAGGGTTTTGGGGTTACTTAAATCTACTTTGATTACACTGTCATCTCCTGCACTGTCAAAATTTGTTTCTTCTACCTGCGTAATCTCCTCGACTACGTTTTCTTTTTCTTCTTCCATAATATAATATAATAATAATTAATAAACTTACCTAGGATTAAAATCCCCCAACCCAAAACCTCCTCCTAGTATATCATTACCCGCTGACTCGAAGTTCTTAGGTGGTTTTTCGTTCTTTCTTTGATCTATGAGCTCTGATTGCTGGGACGCTTGTATCTTAGTTCGTTCGTCCTTTCTATCTTCCTTCTCTTTGTCTCTTCCTTTTACGTTACCCTCATCTGCTCCTTTCAATTGCATATTCATTTCGAATTCCATTTGCATTAGTTCCTTCTTATACCCGACCTCCTGCTGCATTTTCTGTGAGTCAAGCTGAGCTTTCAGTTGCTCAAGTTCTGATTGACTAGCAGTCAGGGCTTGGTTCTTTTTCATTTCTGATTGAGCAGCCGCTTCTGCTGCTTGCTGGTTCATCTGCGATTGCATCTGTATATTCTGCTGCTGGGACGCTTGGTCTTTGTCCAATTTCTTCTTCCTGCGAATCTTTAGTAGTTGGTTGGCTAACTTGATGTTTTTTATATCCCTAATGTCGATAGCGTCGGCTAACTCAATTATTTGTTGCTGCAAGGCCATCTGAATATTGTTTTCCAAAACCATTTTTTCTTCTTCGTCCGGCATTAGATCTATAAATATCCCAAAATCATATAAATGCAGGTCAGCCATCTCTTGCAAAGTAGCCACGTTGTGCACCCCGATTTGTTGTATGAATGCATCCTTAGTCGGAGAGTACTCTAGTATATCTGAGATTCTCAAGGATAAGCATTCCGCGACCTCTCCCGTTAAAAACAGCCCGGCTTGTAGTATATGCCTAGTCGCAGTGTTTGAATTGGCAGCCGCTAACTTCTGAACACCAACTAAAGCATTCTTATCAGGAGTACTTCCATCTCTTGCTTCGTTAAGACCAGTTACATCCCTTATCATTTGCAAGTAGTAGTTATACGTACCAATTAATGATTGCATCTTTTGCCCCCCACTCCCTGAAGAAATTTCCTGTATAGGTATTTTCCCTGGGTTTAGGTCTCCGTCGGCCGTGAAACTTCTCCCTATAACAGACCCTGTCTGGAAGAACATGTTCAAGGCTTCTTGCGGACTGTAGTTCGTTCCGTTGCCCAAATCAATCTCTGCTAAACCATCAGCATCTAAATAGACTCCATCAGGAACTAGCCTAGACATTACTTGTTGTAGCTTTAAATGAGTCAACTGGATCATATCCGCAAACCCCGTGATTCTACCGACTAAAGACTCTATCTTCCCGTTGTACATCCTAGGGGCAACAATAGCGTAGTTCATTTTAACCTTAGTATAGTCACTTTTAGGTCTAACCATATTTCTTGCCATTTCCCATTTCAGCAACTTCTCGTTGCCTACGATCATAGCCCCCTCGTATAAACACTCTATAGATCTAGACATCTTCCCAAATCCTCCTTCTAAATCCTCAGGGGGGTTGAAAGTGTCTTCTTTAGGAATGATCTTACTTGCCCCCGAAGCAGTCTCCTTAGTCTTGTACACCTCGTTCATGTACGTCTTATAATTGAAGTACATCACTTGGACAGAGTTAGCATCTTTTCCATCACGAGAATCCCCACTCCCGTTGTTAGTTATTGGGTGAGCCGTGTTTTTAACGATCTCCTCCAAATCAGCTTGTGTTAAGTGAGGAAATTGCTTAACCAACTCGTTTATTGGAATAGACTTCACCTCTCCTACATAATATATGTCGTCGAAGTAAGGTGAATCTGTATGAGAGTAGACTAAATTAGCAGGATCCACATAATCGACAACAACCCCCTCTGAAGTGTTAAACACCGTTTTAACAGCCCCAATACCTAAGACTGTTAAGTCATAGTAAAAGCGTTTCTTAGTTAACTCGTAATTGTTACCGTCCATTAGAACGTTTATCGCTTGCTCTTCAGCTACCTCAACGTTTTGTTTATAGGTAAGCTGCATGTGCAAATCCAATTCCTCTTTAGTCTCCGGTAATTCTTCGATCTGGCTAGCCCTAACATTTAGATTTAATTGCTCCTTAACTGCTTGGTTAAAATCCTTGAGACGCATGTCTTTCATTATAGACTCCATGTAGTCAGTCCTTTTTTGGACCCCGTACGAATCTTGGGAATAGGCTTTTACATCATATGTTCTCTCTGCAATTCCATTCACGACTATGTCCACAAATTTGGAAATAATTGGAACTGGAGTCCAATCTAAATTAAGATAGGACAAATCACCGTTGATCGATAACTCATCCTTATATTTTTGGGTTGATTGCTCTCCTCTAGCATATAACCTTAAGTTGTGAAAGTTGTTTTGGTTGGATCCATACCTAGTCATCCCCGCCCTTCCTCCAAACCACTCTGTTTTGATAGCTTTAGCTACTTTTAACCCATATTCATAGCTCAACTTTTCAGCATCACTTACAACTTGACTTGGGAAATAACTTTTAACACCAGACTCTGCCATATTTATTATTTGATTATTTTCGAAGCACTCCCGGTATTCTCATACCTAGACATGCTTATGTTTAACTTTGGTTTTTCTACTTTTGCATTAGGAGAATATAAGTGCCGGTTGTTAGCCATAATCGCTAACCCTGAACTTATAGACGCATCATGCTTTGTCCTTTTGTTTATGTCGAATCTAGACCAGTCATTCAAGAGCTCGTTGAAATAACAATCTCCAACCGTCCCATCTTGTTGAAATCCAATATGATCCTGGATGTACATTTCGATAGCGGCCG